TCATGCCTCCTCAAGGCTCGCCACTGCAACCCAGCTCGATATATCGCCGAGCAGGGCTTCTTTGACGCCTTTGTTTGTCTGTATCTTGCTTACCTTGTGCTTTGTCGGTGCAAGCTGAGCGGACGGGACCGCTTTTCCGCGCGCTGAGGTACAGCCGCCGTAAACAGCACCTTTCTTGATAGTCACTGTGCTACCGACTGCAACACCTTTCTTTGCCGTCGATACTACTGTTATATCTTTGGTATGCACCCAGCTGCTGATCTCCTTGAGCAGAGCTTTACCGTCCTGCACCTTGCTTACGGTGTATTTGCGCAGCTTCACCCAAGTAGGTACGCGCTGTCCCGTGGCATAGTTCGTGCCGGTTATCTTTACCTTATCTCCGACCTTTATGCCGCCGCCCGGTTTCGAGGTCGATTCTGACGGCTTCTGTGCCGCTGTAGTGCTGTTGTAACTTATCCAAGGACATTTGCCCCAATGCACCCAGGGACGGCTTTTAAGCGCGGTTCTGACGACGCCACCGCCGCATGAGACGGTACACTCGATAACATAGCCATTGCCCTCATACACACCCACATGACCATCCATGAAAACGAGGACGCCGGGGATCTCTGGCATCTTATTTATGTTGCCGTGTTCGGTACATTTTGAGAGCATGCCGTTTGCCGACACATCCTGCGCGGCGTTATATTTCGGCGCGGCTGTAGCGCTGTCGCTCCACAGGTAGCCTTTTATCAAACCGACACAGTCATGCACGCGCTTGCCGATATCTTTCTTGCACGCCGCATATCTGGCGCTTGTATAAAAAGACGGATACTGCTTGCGCTTCGAGTCAAGCAGCGTCTGTGTGCCGACCTGCCCAAAGGTGCCGTACCAATACGGATTGCCGATGTTCGCTTTTGCGTATGCCACGAGCCCTGTATTAGTCTTTGCCATTTTCAGCACCCTCCTTTTTCTTAAGCTGCTTGTTGATTTCCGCAACCGCCGCTTCGATAAGCATGTCCATCTCGATATCAGATATTGATATGCCTTTCTCATTGAGCATTTCAACGATGTTTTCCTTGACCTTCGCAAGCTTTTCTTCGCCGTGTAAATCTTTATACAGCTGCTCCGCTGCGTTGACACAAGTTTTCACGACCGACTCTTTAGTCTTGTCGGCGGAAAGCTTCGAAAGAATCTGCTTTATCGCGATTCCGATGAAGCCGAGCACCGCCGTTAAAACGGTGTAGATCAATGTCATACCGTACTCCGACCAAAATTCTGCAAACATAAATGTGACCTCCTTATTTTTCGCTCATACGGCTCTCCAAGCCGTCTATCCGATGGTGTGCTTGTTTCGCGGACGATTCAACAGAACTCAGTCTTTCAACGACTTCCCTTATGCTGTCATCCTGCTTTTCTTGCTTTCGTTTGATGTCATCGACACCGCTTTTTATGTATCCCAGTTCCGTCAAAACAACACCGTCTTTCTTGCCCTCGTCGCGGTTGTCGCTCTTGCCGTTTCGCTTATAGGCTTGATACCCAAAGATAATGGCGCACACCGTCCCGCATGCACCTATTGCGGCTAAAAAAACTTCCCACACGCTCATCCCGTCACCTCCTCGAAGTAAATGCCCACAAGTTGCGACGGAAGATACTGTAAAATCGTACCTTGACCGTTGCTGTCGTCGCGTATGCATCTGTAAATTTTGCCGCCGTCGGCATAATATAGGTCTTTATAGTACCTCATGCCAGCCGCCGCTGTAATAGGATTGTCAATCGTGCCGTCCTCGCCGACCGTGATAGGCTCCCAGTGTGCGGCGGTGTTTTCCGGCAACCATGTCGGATTTGCCGATATGGCCTTATAGCACTTGTATATTCCACTTGGTCTGCGAACCATACTGCCAACAGCATAATCGACATATCCGCTCCAAAGAGGATAAAGATCTGCATACTCTAAAACTTCTGCATTTGTAGTGACCTTCTTCAACACGCCATCTATCTTGTTGCGATAAGCTTTTGCTTCTGCTCGCGTCATATATCCGCACCTCCTGTGATTATTTCCAGCGCCTCGGAGTCGGTTATTTCGCTGTCAATGTCGGTTTCTGTGTAGCTATACCTCGCTGAGGCGAGGTCGATAGCTGCATCGTAAAATTCATCCGTGCCGACCTTTTGAATCGTCTTACCCGCGTCGCTATATGTGTGGATGAGCCCGTCTGCCCGCGTCTCTGTTTTTATCATGTGCTCGCCTCCAACGCCGAAATCGGCTTGATTTGTTCCGAAAGTGTAACCCAGTTCGTCGCCGCCTTATAACTGTCAACAAGGTTATCCGGCACATAAATATACCCCGTGCCCGACGCTATCTTGCTCCCGCGCAAGGCAATCGAAATGTCGGATATCACACAAACTGACGAAGTGCGAATAATAAGCGTTTCGAGCTTCGTACAGTCGGTAAACGCCGTTCGGTTTATATTTGTTATCGCCGCAAAATCAGCTGTCTGAATTGTCGAAAGGCGAAAAGAGTCAATCGGTAAACTGGTAACAAGTGGTAGATTTGCAGATATCAGATGCTTTGCGGTGTAAAAACAGTTGTCTCCTATTGTTGTCACCAAAGGAAAATTTGCTTGTTGTATTGCAGAATTTGCAAAAACACCTCTGTCAAGCGCGGTGACTTTTGGAAGATTTATTGTCGACAGCCGAACGCACGATTCAAAAGCGTTGCGATTAACTTGGGTGACATTAGGCAAATCAATCGCTGTAAGAGCCTGACATCCTAAAAATGCGCACGCTCCGACCGTCGTTATACGGTCGTTTGAATATGCGCCCGATATCGTGCGCTGGATTATCGCATCCTCGTCGCCGCCGCCAGTTATCGCGTCAACCGCGTCGCCGAAGCCTTTGGCTGAATTCCACGCTATTTGGTCTGCGCTACCTGTCTTGGCACGAATGCGACCGGCTGTGTAAGTCATTGCAGCGTCAAGTTGGGTGGAGTCAATTACTTTGTCAAACGCCATTAATAACTACCTCCCGTCCAAGTCGGCAGGGCGGCAAGCGTGTCGTTGACTATTTCTGCCTTATCTGCCACAGTCCAGTAGTCAGTACCTTTGACTGGAGTCTTGCCATTTGTACCATCTTTGCCGTCTGCGCCGTCCGCACCTTTATCACCTTTGAGTCCGACATCGGAGCCGTCATATTGCAGTTTGCCGTCAGAGACAGAGAGCTTATCAAGTGTATCTTTGTTGGCGTGGCTGTGGGAGTTAGAAACGAGATTGTCGAGTGCCGTCTTAACATTTTCGGCATTCGGCAACTG